GTCAATGAATCAGAAGGTGGTGTGAGTGGCTCCCAAACGAAGAGAAGTCTGCCCTTGTGATATCCAGATGCGACAACTTGGAATCGATAGGTCATCGAACCACGCCAGTAACGAAATGGCAAAGCACACAGAGCTGTAGAGCTAAGTGCGTAGCCAGGTTTGCCACCGAGGTAGCTGTCTGTCCTGTAAACCATTGGAGTCACTCGAATTGACAAGAGAGCTGTATTGGTTGGACGAGCCAAAGACCACGGTGCATTGGCAAAGTAAGTGGGTTTCGCCATCAAGTAATCAAAGGCCATCTCATCTTGCGATCCGAGACCAACAGTTCGAGGGTCTAAAGTAACCTCCTGTTTGGTTGTGAACCCAAGAGTCATGGCAGTATCTGGTTGGTCAGTACTAGCTAAATCGCCAGTCTGCCAAATTCGCCTGCTCTTTGTGGGCTCAATCTCTCTTGGCCGTGAGTAACCGAAGAGTTGCGCAATGGCTCCAACACTACCAGCAGCCATTTGCGTGGCCATGGCGAAAGGTCCAATTGCTGGCGAGTTACCCAGCTTTCCAGCGATGGCTGCGATCATGTTGGCGGGTCTTGAGACCGGACCACTCCCATACTCATCACCAGCCTGAGGAGACAAGCCGGCTATGTTATTCTGAGTTGGAACAGAAAGGGAAACATCTGAACACCAGGCATAAACAGTCACCGTAACTGCCTCAGTGTTGGATTGTGCATGCTGCAAGTTGACAGGGCTGTACAACCAAAGTTTGCCCAAAAATTCTGGGTCAGAATCGATCAAATTAAAATTGTCATCTGGCCAAAAGAAAGGGAGAACCATCTCACCAGCTTGCGAGGTGGCTGCATCAATCCAAATGTGTGGCCTCAACGTGGCTGACGGGAAGTCAAGCCACGAAGTAGCCGTGCTGAGGTATGGGTTCAGAGAATAAGGGGTGTAAGAAGCAAACGCTCTGCCCCAATAGAATGAATTCCCATTAATGATGAATTTGAGGTGAAGTTTGCCACGAAAATTTTGAAAATTAGATAACCTGTTGGATACACGAGGATTTTGCATCCAGAGTTTCCAAGGCAGAAGAGAATCGTCATTAAGAGCAGTGCCGGGTGCCCAGCTTCTTGTCAGAATCTTAACTGGTCGCGCAAAGAAGTCATCTATAGATTCAACACCTTGTATTGTAGACATGCGAGTTTCGTCATTGATCTCACTGTCGACTACACAGGTGTAATTGGGGTCTGACTCAAAGAATTCAGTAATTTGTTCTTGTTGCTCAGACTGACCATGAACCTCATAGCAGATACCTGCCTGAGGTGAGAGATTCGCATCATCCGATGCTAACCGAATCGTGTCGGCTACGGTTGTAGGGTCCAAAATTGACTGCGTGCTTGGACCTGGGCACCAATTATCATTATTATTAACATATATGGTTTTACTATACAAAGCTAGTTAGACTAGGTACAAACAGATATTTTAAAGGTGGTCCAACCCATGGAGTTCTATCTCCTTTCTCATGCGGTTGAAACCTGATGCTTCACTCATCTCTGCTGACACAATCTGCCAATTTTCATACCAAGGGTAGATATTGGGCGTCAGGTAGACGGTTCGGTTGTTAACATCAAGCGGGGTATCCCACAGCTCAGGCTGCAAGAACTCCCATATTACATTCTGCACCTCACTGGGGAGGGGCAGGTCAGTTGCGGCTGTGGCAGCCCTGCGGCGCATGCGCCGAAAGATGCCAAGGGCCGGAGGCTCCATTTGGGGTGGGCCCACGGCTGCGAGTGTGCCGTCTATGTTCTCACACATGTAGTCAATCTGACCAACAGTGGAGGCTCGCATTGCGTGTTTTTGGACTTTGAGAAGAAAAGTTGTGTAGAGAGTGAACTCAAGAGTGTGCTCCTCGTCAATGTCCTTCATCCTCATGTCCCAGCCAAACCACTCCCAAGCGTAGATGTTGACCTCAATGCACCACTTGCGAAACTTGATGTCGATGACGTTGAGGCGATCATTTTCCCCAAAAGGGACTATGATATCCTCGATGTCTCCAACATGGATGTACGTGTAGTAAAAAATCATGAGATCATCGTAGTTCGCGTGGAAGACGTCGAGATCGGCCTGAACTTCACCAACTTGCGCATCGAGCGGGCCACACTGGCAATCCAACACGACATTGCCCAGAACATATTGAGCATCTGGGTAACAGCAGTGGGTGTTGTCATACCTCTCTGTCAAAGCTTCAATGGTGGGTGGGTTGTAGTAGTCGCCAATGCGGTGGCCTTCAGAATCGCGTATATCAACGAGAGGAGCCAAAAGTTCCTTGTACCTGTTGTACACTGCGTGGCTGTGGAGGAAGGCCTCGGAAAGGGCTCCTTCCATGTTCTGTGCCACCAATTCCGCCTCACTAGCAGGGCATCCCTTAGGAACGCCACGCCCAAGCAACAATGCTCTGTCGACTGATTCGAGATCCAGCGCTCCTACCCGAACTCCAAGTTCTGGGTGGACGTGGAAGCTGCGCTTCAAGAAAGACAGTTCATCAAGTGACTTGAAAGCAATGTCATGTGTTGCCTTGTTGGCATTGGTGTACTCCAAACCAATCCTCGCCAATTCTCTGGCAACGCTCATCATGTTGAAGTAAGGTTCCTCTGGTGAAACGTCAAAATTGTTGTCGTCACCATAAGTGATGAGAGCGATGACGTTATGGAAGAGTGGAATGTCACCCAACTCGATTATCCTGTCCATTTTGGCTGCGTGCATGGCATAATATGCGTATCGCATGTAAAGCGAATTGAAAATACCATTCATCACAACAGTGAGGGGATGACCAGAAGGGTTGCTGCCGAAAACCTTGACGATGAGACCATCAATATCGTAGAAAGGAAACATACACTCCGTGGCAAAACCGTCAAAAATCTTCAAAAGATCATCGGGCATTCCACACTTGACGAGCATGTATTTGAGGCAATCGTACCCAGGTTTGGAAACCGCTGGGCGCACACGTCGATCATACTTCTTGTAGTCACCATCTCCACACCTGGTACCGCCCGACTTGGACTGGAGGTAATCAGCGATGTATTGCCAATCCTTTCCAGCTCCGTTGATTCCAACTGCACTTTCAAATTCAGTTGGGAAGTAGGTCATAGCGTTAATCAGGGTCAGAGTGAGCATGCGAGATGTGATCACCATATCAACTGGTGCACCACAAATGATGCGAATGTTGCCAGCCGCTGCTTTCTCAA